TTATCAACAGAAGAGCTCTACACGCTTAAGCCTGTAACCTGGGAAGACAAAGAGCCCGCCAGGCAAAACCAGCTAGTTATCAATAATCAAATGAGCACTAAAATCGATAAGCAAAGCTTTATCGATGATTTCGTCCGGGCGACTGTTGACGAAGGGACCGCAATTGTAAAACTTAGCTGGGACTTTCAAGAGGAAGACGTTACTGAAGACGAGCCGGTATACGCCTATGAGCCTGCCCCTCAAATGGCTGAGCTGCATGAAGAATTGCACGCGATGATGGAAAGTAACCCAACAGGGTATGAGGCAGAAATACCTAATGAGCTAAAAGCCGCACATGAAGAAACAATGCGTGTTGGTGAGCCAGTAGAAGCGTTTATCATTAGTTTTAATGAAGTAACTAGAACGAAAACAGTAAAAAATGCTCCTTACATAGAAGTCTGTGATTACCGAAATGTAATGCCAGATTTCTCTTGTCGAGGCGACTTAAGCAAAGCCGGGTTCATTATTCATTCTTATGAAACGACTACTAGTAATCTGACAAAAGCCGGTAAGTACCAAAACATTGATCTTATCAACGTGGAAGGAGCTACTGCGCTTGCAGACCCTGATCACGAAGTTAACGACGAAGAACTGCAGTCTTTCCAATCTAAAGACATGTCTAGAAAACGCGTTGTAGCGTACGACTACTGGGGATACTGGGATTACGACAGCAGTGGCATTGCCAAGCCAATCATATGTACCTGGGTAGAGGGCACAATGATCAGGATGGAGGAAAGTCCTCATCCAGACGGAGAACTGCCTTTTGTGTTTGTCCCTGCCCTGCCCGTCAAAGGTTCTTTGTACGGCGAGCCAGACGGCGCATTACTTGAAGACAATCAAAAGATAATTGGTGCCATTACGCGAGGCATGGTCGACACCATGGGTCGATCTGCTAATGGGCAAATGGGTACGCGCAAAGGTGCCTTAGATTCAATCAACTTACGCCGCTTTCAAACCGGAAAAGATTATCAGTACAACGGCAATGTCGATCCTCGCATGGCTTTCTTCATGCATCAGTACCCAGAACTCCCTGCTTCTTCCCAGTTCATGATTGAGTTACAGAATTACGAAGCTGAATCAATGACCGGTGTTAAAGCATTCTCTCAGGGCATTAACTCTGGCGCTTTAGGCGAAGTAGCCACAGGAATTAACGGTGCACTAGATTCAGCGGCTAAGCGCGAGACTGGAATGCTTAGGCGGCTGGCTTCTGGCATGACAAAGATTGGGCGAAAGATCATTGCCATGAACAGTGAGTTTCTAGAAGACGAAGAGATTATACGCATCACTAATGACACTTTTGTCGCTATACGAAGAGATGATCTTCAAGGCAAATTTGATTTAGTGGTGGATATCAGCACAGCTGAAGAAGACAACGCCAAAGCTGGTGAGTTAGCCATGATGCTACAAACCATAGGGCCAAATGGCGACCCTGAGCTAACTAAAATGATCTTAAAAGATATTGCGACACTCAGAAAAATGCCTGGGCTTGCGCATCAGATCGAAGAATTCCAGCCTCAGCCCGATCCTGTACAGCAGGAACTCGCCCAACTTGAGATAGAACTTAAGAAGGCTGAGATCATGAAAGTGAAATCTGAGACTGCAGAGAACTTTACTGATGCTGACTTGAACTCAGCTAAAGCTAGCACAGAAGCCTCACAAAGCCGCAAATTAAACAGTGCAGCAGACAAAACTGATCTTGATTTTGTTGAACAAGAGTCCGGTGTTACTCAAGAGCGCAGTAAAGAATTACAAGGCGAACAGGCGCGAGGCAACATGCAACTTGAGCAAGTTAAACAAGCTGGGCAGATGGAAGCTAACAATGCTTCTCAGTTAGAGCAGTATTTAAGAGGTACAAAATAATTCAGAAAACCTTTTTTTCTTAAATTAGAGTCCGTTAAGTAAACCTGTTAACTAAACTAGCAATGATAGGAAACTGAGCATGCGGGAAGCACAAACAGAAGTAACAATAGAAGACATACAGATTCAGTTAGAAGATGCGCGGACAATCATTCGTGAAGCAGATGCGCTAGAAAGACTATTTCATAATCCCGACTTCAATACAGTTATTCGAGATGGCTACTTTAAAAACGAGCCAGCTCGACTTGTTGAAATGAAAGGCACTCCTGCTATGTCTAGTGAGGTAAACCAACAAGCCATCATCAAACAGATGGACGGCATTGGTTCTTTACAACAGTACTTTAATGCTCGTTTTTTAACGGGTGATATGGCTAGAGACGCCATACGAGATGGTGAACTACAGATAGATGAAATGAATGAGGAAAATCACTAATGGCCGGCGAAGCTGCTGAAGCAGAGCAGGATGTTTTTAATTTGTCAGACGAAGATTTTGCTGCACGCAGCAATGATCTCCTCATTGGTGTTGATAATGAACAAGAAGGTGAGCTTGAAGAGGTGGCATTAGAGCCTGAAGAGGTTCCCGTCACAGACGATATACAAGAGGAAAATGAGGAAGAAGTTGATCAAGAAGATTCGGGCTCTGAGGAGACTGATGAGGATGCGCCAGACGAAGAAGCCGAAGAAAGTGAGCCGGATCAAAATTTGGAAGGAAACGCCGAGGATGAGGGCGAGCCGGATACGGGCGAAGCTGATGAATCCCCCATTAACTATAAGCAAGAGTACGAAAACCTCTTAGCAACATTCAAAGCTAATGGTAAAGATATGAAAGTCGACAGCGTCGAAGACGCACGTCGACTTATGCAAATGGGCGCTAACTACAACAAAAAGATGTCGGGCCTTAAGCCGAATCTAAAGCATTTAAAGTTGCTGGAAAAACACCAGCTGCTCAATGAAGAGAAATTAAGTTTTTTAATTGACCTCAACGAGGGAAACCCAGAAGCGATCAAAAAGCTGTTAACCGACAGTAAGATCGATCCGATGGACCTGAACCTTGAAGAGGATATGAATTACAAGCCGTCCCCACGAAAAGTGGATGACCGAGAGGTTGAGCTGGATAGTGTTCTTGAAGAGTTACGTGACTCTGAGACCTATGACCGGACCCTTGATGTTGTTGGCTCGAAATGGGACAGCGAGAGCAAACAGATCGTAGCTGATCAACCACAACTGTTGAAAGTAATAAACGACCATATAGCTAGTGGCATTTATGACTTGATAAGTACTGAGGTAGAGAGGGAACGAGTGTTTGGGCGTTTAAGCGGCGTAAGTGATATCGACGCATACAAGCAAATAGGCGATGCAATGCAAGAAAATGGCGCGTTTGACCATCTGTCCTCAAAAGAGGCAGTACTGGGCAAAAGACCAACGAAAGCTGCAGCCCCTAAACCTAAAGCAGTTGATGACACGAAACGACGAGATAAGCGCAGGGCTGCAAGCCCATCCAAACCCGCTGCACCTACAGCCGGCAAAGCGGACTACAACCCGCTTAGTATGTCGGATGAAGAATTTTTGCAGCTAGACCCTAGTCTTATTTAAAGGAATAAAAAATGTCTCAACAATATAATAATCCAGTCGGGGGTACAGCTTCCGATATTGGTTCGCAAATCCGTACTGATCACTTTATCAAAACGGCCCTCATCGAAGCGCGGAAGTCACAGTACTTTTTGCCTTTGAGTGGCACAACTAACCTGCCCAAAAACATGGGTAAAAAGATCAAGAAGTATCACTATCTGCCTTTGCTCGATGATGCCAACATCAACGACCAAGGTATTAACGCTGCTGGTGCGTCTACGGCGATGAAACTTACTTTTAAGTTTCTGCCCCCTGGCGTAGTAAAAGCATCTAACGAAATGAATGTTCTTACAATCATTGGTGAAGGTGCTAATGCTGGAGCAGCTGCTACAGCCGCTAAAACTCAAGTTAAACTTGAAAGCATGGTTCAGTCTGCAGGCTACGCACTTGTTACGTGGGATACAAACTGGGATACCACGATTACAGCGTATGTCGCTGCTGGCTGGAAAGTTAATGATTTAACTAAAAGCGCTGTTGATGGTGCTGTTTCTGCTGCTGTTCCTGGCACAGGTAACCTTTATGGCTCCAGCAAAGATGTTGGCGCAATCCCCGGCAAACTCCCAGCACTGACTGAGAACGGTGGACGCGTTAACCGAGTTGGCTTTAAGCGAGTAGAAGTTGAAGGGTCTATCGAGAAGTTCGGTTTCTTTGACGAGTACTCTCAGGAGTCTTTGGACTTTGACTCCGATGCTGATCTGCAAATGCACATCAACCGTGAAATGCTGAATGGCGCTTCTGAAATTACTGAAGACGCACTACAGGTTGATCTGTTGAACGCAGCTGGCGTAGTGAAATACGCGGGTGGTGCTAGCCAGAACTCTGACATCGATGTGAACGACATTGTTACCTATCTTGACCTTATGCGTCTTGGTATCGATCTTGACAACAACCGTTGCCCTAAGCAGACGAAAGTCGCTACAGGCACACGTCTTGTTGACACTAAAACGATTCCAGCAGGCCGTGTTTTGTTCTGTGGATCTGAGCTTCAGCCTACGCTGGAAGCCATGGACGATCTCCACAGCAACCAAGCATTCATCGCAGTCCAGCACTATGCGGCTGGGTCAACTGTATTGAACGGCGAGATCGGCATGATTGGTCAGTTCAGGATCGTCATTGTTCCTGAGATGCTGAAATGGGAAGGCGCTGGTGCATCTGCTACAGGCAGTGCTACTAACTACGAAACTGGTGGAACGTTTGACGTTTTCCCCATGCTTGTTGTTGGTGAAGGCGCGTTCACTTCTATCGGTTTTCAAACTGACGGTAAGACTGTGAAGTTTAAGATCAAAAACAGCGAGCCAGGTTCTCCTGAGTCGTATGCTTCTGATCCTTATGGCGAAACGGGTTTTATGAGCATCAAATGGTATTACGGAACACTCATTGAGCGTTCCGAGCGTATTGGTTTAATCAAAACCGGTGCAACGTTGTAAACCCTCTGGTTCCCCTTTCGGGGGGAACCATTCTTTTTTGTTAACGGAGATTTAACCGCAATGTCTGAAGAAGATACTCACACAGAAGATGACGAAATGCTCCCTATTGAGAGTGAGCTAGATATATTGAAGCAACGCGCCAGACAAATGGGCGTGCAATTTGGCGCAAATATTGGAGTAGATAATCTACGAGAACGAGTAGCTGCCGCAGCGCAAGGCGAAGAGCCTCCTGCAGTATTTGCAGAACCTATTCCTGATACGCCTGTTACAGAATTACCCAGTGCTCCTGTCCAAGAAACAGATGGCCAAAGGAGACAAAGACTTAAGTTAGAAGCCAATCAGCTATGGCGCGTAAGAATTGCGTGCATGAATCCAAACCGAAGAGATCATGACGGTGAAATATTTACAGCTGGTAATGGCGTAGTGGGCACATTTAGAAGAATGGTCCCTTTTAATGTCGACTGGCACGTTCCAGGCATTATCTTAAATATGATCGAAGACCGGCAGTGCCAGGTATTTACCACTGTGACTGGGCCTAAAGGCCAAAAGTCTCGAATAGGCAAACTGGTTAAAGAGTTCAGTGTGGACCGTCTTGATGCACTGACCACGAATGAGCTACAAGATTTAGCCCAACGCCAAGCAATGGCTAGTGGCACTTCTTCCGCTTAATTAAAGCGTTACTGAACTAAGGAATAAATAATGGCTGACCCGATACTAGTAACTGACTTAACTACCGGTAAGGTAGATGGTATAGGTGTATTTGACAAACTGATGGCGGCGACTAAGCCGCACATCAAAGCTGAGTACGATAGTGGTCGGATAAAGGGTGCTGAATATTCTCAGGTTTATTTAGGTGCTGTGCAAAGTGCAATGAGCAACTCGATTGAGTTCTTATTGAGACAAGCATCTACTCAGTCTCAAAACGCTCTTCTAGACCAGCAACTATTAACTGAAACACAAAATACATTAGTAGCCACTGCTCAAAAATGTAAACTTCAAAATGAATTTATGGTGTTAGACCAGCAGATAACAAAAGTTCAAAATGAAGCTTTATTATTAGCCCAGAAAAAGACGACAGAATTGGCGCAAGTTTCTTCCGCTAACGTAGCTTCAACTAGTGTAGTAGGAGCACAAGTAGCTTTGTAT